TGATTCAGAGCGTGTGTTTCCAATTACGGAAGAACCTGTAGTTGAAGAAGCGCCAAAGTCAAAACGTGTAGCTAAGAAAAAGAAAGCATCATAATGGCTGTCAATGAAGCTGGTAACTATACTAAACCAAAGATGCGAAAGAGTTTGTTTAATCGCATAAAGGCTGGCAACAAGGGCGGAGCCAGTGGTCAGTGGTCAGCAAGAAAAGCGCAAATGCTAGCGCTTGCTTATAAAAAAGCTGGCGGAGGCTATACGTCTTGAAAAAGCCACAAAAATCTTTGGTGAATTGGACAAAGCAAAAGTGGAGAACCAAGTCTGGTAAACCATCTACTCAAGGCTCAAAGGCTACTGGTGAGCGTTACTTGCCAGCCGCCGCTATAAAAGCTATGTCTAGTTCACAGTATGCGGCTTCTTCAAAGAAAAAGCGTGAAGACACCAAGAAAGGGAAGCAATTTTCTAAGCAACCGAAAGGCGCAGCGGCGATTGCTAAAAGATATAGATGAGTTTTCTACACACACTGAAGGTAGAAGAACGTGACCTTCTTCGCAGAATAGTGAAGAAAGTACACCTTGCTCACCATCCAAAAGAATTTTGCACCGACCATGAAGCTGATAAAGTTATTGCTGTTATTGGCCCAGAAGTAATTGATCGCATGATTAAGTTCGGTAAGGATCACAAGGTTGACCAGCTTTAATTACAAGCCTGATGGCAGTGTACTAAAAGCATTTATGAAAGATGATTGTTTCTTTCGTGGCATTCGTGGGCCTGTAGGCTCTGGTAAATCTGTGGGTTGTTGTGTTGAAGTTTTTCGTAGAGCTTTGATGCAAAAGAAAAACAAAGATGGCATCCGGCGTAGTCGCTGGGCAATCATTAGAAACACCAATCCACAACTTAGAACAACCACAATAAAGACTTGGCTTGACTGGTTTCCAGAAGATGAGTGGGGCAAGTTTATGTGGTCGGTTCCATACACCCACTGGATTAAGCAAGGTGATCTGGAACTAGAAGTAATCTTCCTAGCACTCGACAGGCCTGAAGATGTCAAAAAGTTGCTCTCCCTTGAACTTACTGGCATCTGGATCAATGAGGCTAGGGAGATACCTAAATCAATTATTGACGCATGTACTATGCGTGTTGGTCGTTTTCCTTCTATGCGTGATGGTGGGCCTAGTTGGTCTGGGGTCATCGCTGATACTAATGCTCCTGAAGAAGATCACTGGTGGCCTATTATGTCTGGCGAAGTACCTGTGCCGGATCATATTCCGCTTGAGCAAGCGCGTATGTTAGTTAAACCAGATAACTGGAACTTCTATATTCAGCCAGCCGGAATGAATGAGGTTAATGGGGAAGACGGTTCTGTTGTTGACTACAAGTCAAACAACAAAGCTGAGAACGCAAAGAACATGCTTAAAACCTATTACCCAAATTTAATTCGCGGTAAAACAAAAAGCTGGATTGATGTCTATGTAATGAATAGACTTGGCAGTATCCAAGAGGGCAAGCCAGTGTATCAAGGTTTTGTAGCAGAAACACATGTAGCTAAAGAAGAAATACCTATTGCCGATGGCGTACCTTTATACATTGGCATTGACTTTGGTTTAACACCAGCCGCTGTGTTTGGACAAAAGGTGCGCGGCAGATGGCTAATTCAATCAGAGATTGTAGCGATTGACATGGGCATTGTTCGCTTTGCTGAATTGCTAAGACAGGAAATAGCAACACGTTTTGCCAACCAAGAAGTCCGAATCTTTGGTGATCCTGCTGGTGATTTCCGCGCACAGACAGATGAAAGTACGCCTTTTCAAATACTTAGGGGAGCTGGGCTACGAGCAACACCCGCGCCAAGCAACTCTGTTGACCTGCGACTAGAAGCTGTGTCTTCTTCTTTAAACAAAATGGTTGATGGTAAGCCAGCATTTTTGATTGATCGGCGTTGCCCAACATTGATTAAAGGATTTGAAGGCGGTTATCAATACAAACGTATGCAAGTATCTGGTGAGCGTTTTGATGATAAACCTGAAAAGAATATGTACTCACACATTCATGATGCCCTTCAGTATCTAATGCTTGGTGCTGGTGAAGGCAGACAGCTTATATCTGGGCAAAAACCGTTGACCGCTTTTAATGCTAGGTCTGAATTTGATGTGTTTACAAGAAAACCAAAGCAACAAAAACGTCAAGGCTTGTGGGCAAGAATGTAATTTGTGCGTTGCGTTCTGCAACTAATTGTGTTTATGAATTGAGTTCTAGCTAGGAGATCGACTATGTGTACATCAAGACCATCAGCGCCAGCACCGCCTCCACCTGATCCAGAGGTAGAAGCCCAGCAAGAAGAACAACAAGAAGAAGCAACCGCACAGAAAAAAGAAATGAAAGCTAAAACATTACAGCAAACTGTTTCACGTTTGCGTGGTGGCTCTGGCAGACGTTCTTTGATTAAAGGTTCTGGTGGCGGAATGGGTTTCTATAACGAGTATTTGTAATGATAACTTATGCTGATACGTCTACTGGCGTTTATGAAGGCGGCAAGATAGCTCAAACATATTTGAAAAAATATGAACGAGCTAAAACATTGCGTGAAAATTTTCTGCCGTTGTTTGAAGAATGCTATGAGTATGCATTGCCACAACGCGAATCTTTTTATGCAGAATCAGTAGGGCAGCGTAGAGATGACAAGATATTCGATGAAACGGCTGTTGTTGGCGTTCAAGAGTTTGCATCAAGACTTCAATCGGGCTTGGTTCCTAACTTTGCTAGATGGGCAGATTTTACTGCGGGTTCTGAAGTACCGCCTGAAAACAGAGATGAAGTTAATAATCAACTGGATGAAGTTACGAATTACGTCTTTGAGGTTATTCAGAATTCAAATTTTGGTCAGGAAGTTCATGAATCGTTTATGGACTTGGCGGTAGGCACAGGTGTGCTATGTGCTATGGAAGGTGATGCAGTAAACCCAGTTATGTTTTCTGCAATACCTTTGCCGCATGTAGTTCTTGATACTGGGCCTGATGATCGTGTCGATCATGTGTATCGTGAGCGTTCTGTACGCAACTCAGATATTCCTGTAATGTACCCAAAGGTAAAGTTGTCAGACAAAATACAGAAAAGAATATCTAGCAACCCTGATGAACGTACTAAAATTCTAGAAGTTGTATGCAGAGATTACTCAAAACTAAATCAAGAAGCGTACCTATTTTATGCAATAGAAACAAACACTAAGGAGATTATTAAGTCAGAAGCCTATAATGGCATCGGCTCAAATCCGTTTATTTGTTTTCGTTGGTCAAAAGTTTCTGGTGAGATCTATGGGCGTGGCCCATTAATTAATGCTCTTAGTGCTATTAAAACTACTAACTTAACCATTGAGTTGATTTTAGAAAATGCACAGATGGCAATCTCAGGCATTTATCAAATGGACGATGACGGTGTTATTAACCCAGATACTATTAATCTCGTCCCCGGAACCGTCATACCAAAAGCGGCGGGATCATTGGGGTTACAGCCTGTTCAAGCGGCTGGCTCTTTTGATGTTGCTAATCTTGTTCTTGGTGATATGCGTTTGAATATTAAACGTGCCTTGTACAATGATATGCTTGGCGATCCAAACAGAACACCAGCTTCTGCAACAGAAATTGCAGAGCGTATGGCTGATTTATCAAGACGTATTGGCTCTGCCTTTGGCAGATTGCAAGCTGAACTGGTTCAGCCTGTATTGCAAAGAGTTGTTTATATATTGAAAAAACAAGGACGCATTGAACTGCCTACAATGAATGGCAGAGAAGTAAAGGTGCGTTCTATTTCACCTCTTGCACAGGCTCAGGCTAACCAAGACATTTCCTCCGTGGCTAGGTTCCTTGAACTTGTGCAAGGCAGATTTGGCCCAGAGCTTACAAACATATTAATTAACTCTGAAGAAACTGCTGCTTACCTTGCTAAGAAGTTTGGCGTTCCAGATTCGCTTGTTAGAGACTTAGAAGAACGTCAACAGATTATTGCAATGGCACAGCAAATGGCACAGCAACAACAAGGAGAGCCGCCAGTTGGTCAAGGATAGGACGTATCTATCTCTTGATGGGTTTCGCCGCGATAAGAGTGAAGACACAAGAATCAGTCTAGACATAGCAAGTTTGTTTAACACAGAGACAGGTCAATCTGTTCTGCGTTACTTGCGGTCTATTACCATAGAACAAGTTAATGGCGCTGGTGTTAGCGATGCAGAACTGCGCCATATGGAAGGCCAGCGATATATTGTTGGCCTCATTGAGTCACGCATACGCAATGCACATAAATCAAAGAGGGCTGAAAATGAGTGAAGAAGCAGAAGCGCAAGTAGAAGATTCTGGCGTTGTAACAGAAGGCGGCGATCCAAGACTAGAAACAGTTGAGCAAGCGCGTCCTGAATGGTTGCCTGAAAAGTTTAACACACCAGAAGATTTGGTAAACTCATACACTAATCTAGAGGGCAAGCTAGGCAAGAAAGACGAAGATATTCGCAATGCTATTATTGAAGAACTAAGCCAAGAAGCATTTGCTAATAGACCAGAATCTGCTGGTGATTATCAATTGCCTGAAGAAATTGATGGTGAAGAAGCCGCAGATAATGAGCTATTACAATGGTGGGCAAACACTGCATTTGAGAATGGATATAGTCAAGAGCAGTTTGAAGAAGGCATTAATATGTATGCCGAAGCTCTTAATGCAGATGTTCCAGACTATGATGCAGAGGTAGCAAAGCTAGGTGACAATGCTAATGCAAGGCAAGAAGCAGCTAGCTTATTTGCTAATCAGTTCTTTGAAGAACAGCATCT